CCATGGTATGCTGCTTGACGAAAAAGATTCTTTACCATACGCTCATAGTCTTTACCATTAGAACGTGATGAAACAAAGTTCATTAAATGGAACCAAGAATCAAGATTGAATTGACCTTTTACCATAGTATCATAATCTTCGTCGCCATAGTAACTACGGTGGTATGAAAGATTCTCTGATGGTATACCATTCTCTATAGCATTTTGTGCTGCTTTCCACTCATTAGTAAAAGCATAAACCTCGAAAGGAATTTGTACTTTTTTACAGAATGAAGTTAAGTTAATTAATTGCTTTACAGTAGCAAGTAATTCATAACACATAGAACCTGACCAATCAAGAATGAATATCATGCCATGGTTCTTACCATCAGGAACAACAGTTACTCTTTTGAAAAGATCTTCATTATACTTGTATGTGTGGAGAAGACCTGTGTTTAGAACACCTGTCTTTGCTGTTCCTGCACGTGCGTATGCATCTGCAGATTTACGACACTCAAACTCTTTAACAAGATAGTTAACTTCTTTCTGAGATTGCTTACGAAATGTTTTGTACATATCATCAACTTCAGCGAAGTCATTTCTTTCATCATTTTGACTATCAATCCAATCATGTAATACTTTCCAATCTACAACGTGCTTAGAAGTATCAACATTCTCAGGTATCTCTATGTACTCAGTAACTCGTGAATAATCTGTAGAAGATAATTTTTCTTGAGCATCACTAAATGCTTGCTGTGTTTGAGAACCTTCTATACCACCTTCATCTTCAATACCATCATCACCATCATCTAGGTTACCATCTTCATCATACCAATCATCTCTTACATCTTCTAGTTCTGCTCCTGATGTGCCACCTGTACTACCTTCTGTGCTAGGAGCATTTTCAGTTTTAGGTGCTTTGGTTTCTACCATGCCAAATCCTTCTCCATCATCTTCCATGTCACCACCAGTAGCAGACTCAGGTTGAGATATAGAAACTTCTGTTTCTTCCATATCATCTTCATGTTCTTTACTGTAGTTGTATACGTCTTCTGCAATCTTACATACTTCGTCAAATGTTTCTGCCATGTCAGCACGAGCAGCAAATACTAACTCTGCACCACTAAGAGGAATCATAGCATATGCACCTAGTTTGAAGTGTAGGTTGATGCGATCAATAAGAGATAACTTTGTAAGGTCTGTGTCAAGAATCTGGAAGAAGTCTTTATCATTTAACTCACTATATCCACCAGTAAAAGATTTCTTAAGACCAGGATACTTACGCTTCATGAGTTTCTCGATACGAGCATCCTCAATGACGTTTACATAATCTTGTGGGCAAGACACTTGCTCTCTGAAGTCTACGTTAGGTGTGAATAATGCATGACCTACCTCATGACCTACAAGCATATCATATACAATGTCGGATGCTTTATCCCACTTTGGAAGAACTAAAACTCTAGTATCAACATTGAAGTATGCTGTAGGAGTTTGCTTGTGCTCTACAATAAGATTCTCTGTTGCGAGAAGTCTTGCTAAATTACCTTTGATCTCTTTAGTGAACATGTGTCTGTGTTTCGTATATACACATGATAACAGATATTTTTGCTAGCCAACCAGTGCGTGTGTAACTTCGTTAACTGTCACATTCATTGTAGAATAGTTCTTACTCTTCTCTACTGTAATAGTTCTATCGAACTTGTCATCTAAATTTTCTTTATGACTTATAACATATACTTTTGTGTGCTCATCAAAATTTCTCAAGATCCATCCTAGATCAGAACCCCCTTGTTGGTCTAGTGATCCATCAAATATCTCGTCTAATATAAGTAGGTTAGTATCAACGCTATTCTTAAGCTTAGCAATACTACGCCAAGTGAGCAAAAGAGCAATATCAATGCGAGCTTTCTCTCCTTCTGAGAACGAATCATATGAAAATATATCCCTGTATCTACTCTTAATTATTTCTTCAAAGTTCTCATCAAGGGTGAAATTGACATAAAACTCCATCCTTTGTAAGAATTCGTTAATTAACTTATTCATTGTGGGAAGATAAGTCTTGATAATCCTAGTCTTTATCCCATTATCCTTAAGTAACTGTGATGCTGTTGTCAGGACATCACGATCTTTCTTCAAGTCTGCAGATTGATTTGTATAATCTTTCTTGTTCTTAATAAAAGTTTCTAGTTTTGTATACTCTGCTTTCTTATCTGGATTGCTACCCTCTAATTCTTTTATTTCATTTTCAATAGTGGTTATCTGTTTCCTAATAGTCATCAGTTGATAATTAGTCTGACTGATAGCTGTATTGATATTGTTTACTTCAGTTGACAACTCAGTAAATTTATTAAATCTTTCTTCCTCTCCTTCTATTGCTTCCATCAATTCCTGCTTGCCATTAGAAGTATTTTTAATTTTAGTTTCTAACTCTCCTGTCATTGTTGCGACAAATTCTTTTTCAAGTTCTTGAGAACACGTAGGACAAACATCATTCTCTTGGAAAAACTTGTGATCTTTTTCGCATGTGTTCAACTTATGTGTCAACTTAATTAAAAACGTGTTCAACTTTTTCAAATTTGCACTGGACTTAGAATACTCCTTCATTTCTTTATTAAGTCTTTCGATTTGTTGTGTGAGAATCAAAACTTCTTCTGATCCCTGTGACTCTGTTGTTACATATTCATCTATCTGTTTCTGTTTTTTCTTTATATCTTCCTCAGTTCTCCTCTCTAAGGTGAGCATATGTTGTTTCTGTAATACTATTTTGTCCTTGAGTAAATCTAATTGATAGTTCACTTCTTGAATTTCTATATTATTTTCCTTTACTCTATCTTTTAATAGAAGATTCATAGTAGAGAATACCTGTATGTCTAGTATATCTTCAATGATCTCTCGTCTCTGTGGTACAGATAACTTCATAAATGGTACGAACGTAGATGATCCTAACACCACAATCTGTGTGAATGATTTATAGTTCATCTTAAGAACACTGTTCTCAAAATTCTTTTGTTGTTCGTTTACAGAACTCTCCTTATCCCACAGCACACCATTGTGATAGATCTCAAACTTGTTTGGTTTCATACCACGAACAATTTTATATTCACTCTTACCAATACTAAATTCTATTTCTACAATACAATCCTTTTCATTGATACTATTGATCAACATACTCTTACTAATCTTACGAAAAGGTCTAGCAAACAAAGAAAAAGTAAGAGCATCCAGAATGGTACTCTTACCCGCACCGTTGCTGCCAACGATTAAATTAGTTCTTCCTACTGTAAAATCAATCTCACTAAAAACATTTCCAGTTGATAGAAAATTCTTCCAACGGATTTTCTCAAAAATTATCATTCTAAATCATTAGGTGGTATTAAAAAATCGTCGGGTGTAATTATGGAAAACCTTTGTCCACGATCTTGACATGCTCCTATTATAACATGTTCTTCCATTTCGACAACCGTCATTGCAGGGTAATCTCTATCTTCTAACATTGTCAGATATCTATCTGCGTCATCTTCTATTTGAAATATTGGTATGACACGATTCTTCTGTTCATCATAGACAGAATAAACTCCCTCTGCATGATCTTCTAGTGTAAGTACGTACATTATCCAACGTTACAACTTTCAATATATAGGGATCGCATGAGGTTCTTGAGATGAGATTTGTCTACAGCTATCTCTACTTCGTCAATGTATTCGTTGAGTAATGTCATTGTATCCTTAGTCTTTAAGTCTACATCATCAATGTCATCTGTGTCAACTAGTGTTTCCACTATCTTAACATCATGAGCACCTACGTTGTAAAGACGATCAACCAATGTTTCAAACATCTGGTAGTCTCGTTTCTCTTCAACGATAATTTTGATGAACTTTTCTTTATAACTAGACACATCTGATTTGTTGTAGTCGTTTGTGGCATCGTCATAAAATATCTTTTCAAAGATACTATATGGGTTTTTAACAAACTTAAGTCTGTCAGTTTCAGTATCATAGATATGAAATCCACGACTATCTTTGTAATCATTCCAGTACATCTCATATGGATTACCAAGGTATTGAACATTACCACGTTTTGATCTGTGATGAAAATGTCCTGACCATACACGATCAAAGTTTTTAAAATCATTTACAGAAAATCCACCATCGAAATGCATTCCTGGTGTGACTTCAAACCCATCAACCTCCATGTGACTACACATTATATCAGCATTACTACTCTTCATAGTTTCTACTGCTTCCTTCTTATTACCAGAATTAATCCAAGGCATCATAAGAAAATTCTTACCACCAACACTTATATGCTCTGGTGAAGAATAGATAGAAATGTTTTCATAATTCTCTAGTAGTAACTCAGGAGAATTAATCTTATTAGTATTTTTGTAGTAAGTACAATGATTACCAAGAATCATATGCACTTTATATTTTTTTAGTTTCTCGAAATAATTAATTTTAACTCTGTTAAAAGTATTATAATCCAAAGACTTTCTATTATCAAAGGTGTCCCCAAGGTCAAATACTGTAGTAATTTTTTCCTTCTCAAGAACTGGAAAAAAGACATCATCATAAAATTTTTGAAAATAATTCCAGAACGATAAGTTACCTTTACGTCCATCTAGATGTTGGTCTGTAATGATTGCGATCTTCATTTAATAAAGTTATGCTTTGATGTGCTACTCTTTGTTCTATTATGAATGACAATAAATCTATCAGCAGCAAATGTTCCTGCAAGACAAACATCAATCTCATCACCGTCTTGCCAGTTGGTGTCACCATTCTTTTTAGTATGGTACATTGCTTCTTGAATTTTGTCAATTAGTTCTTGAGTTAATTTCATATTGGTTTGTATTTGCTTAGATCACATTCTACTAATGGTAACGTTTCTCCCTCTAAAGGTGTTGGGTAACCAATCCTTTCTAATATTTTTTTAGGAATTTTCTTCTTAGAAATATCATAAGGTATAGGTGCATTAACTAAACAGACTCTTATACATTCTACTTCTTCATCAGTCAGCATGACTGGTGTCCAGTCTATTTTAGTCGTCATGGTCATCCCAAGGATCTTTCAAATTTTTTGCTGGTTCGCCAAATGCAGTTACTAAACCCCAAATAGTTAATACAACAAGGAGTATCAATACAAGCACTGCCATGGCAGCTGCTGGAGGTAATCCTGCATACTCTCCGTGAGGAATAATAGTATGAGGACATTCTCTCCAAGTACCAGGTAAATTATATACTGGTGGACAAGATAAAAAAATCATAGTTTAGGATAACCAATACGGTTTGCGGGATGGGTCACGAAGATAATTAGATGCAACCCAAGGTTTGCTGCCAATGTAATTTTTGTAAGCAGTAAAAGTGTCAATGCTTGTGTCATGTTTATATTCATCGGGCATTGCACGTGTGAAGAATGTAGGTGGTGGACAATCAGGGAAGATAATGTCAGCACACTCGATGGTGTATTGGCAACTATGTACCTTGTTGTACCTATGTGTATATTCTGCACACAGTGCAAGACCGTGATTAATTAACCAACGGAAATTAGTCTGTGCCCAGATAGTACAAGGATGATTACGAAATGCACCTTTGTCAGTTTTGTAAGGAGCACCATCTAACTTAGGTAATACACCGAAGCCGTGACCCCACTTTTCTGATGCAACAATAGAAAGCATTTGACATGATTCTAGTGGCATCTTGACAATGTGCTTGTCAGGTAAGACCTGTGCAGATGCAACAGGGTCTGGATCAGTAACAAAAATATTCATAATCTTATTATACCACAGAATTTAATTTTTGCCACAAATATTTTTTAAATCAATAAATTGATATTCAACGAACTTATAAACTCCACGATAATCTGGAAAGATTTCTCTGAGTTTTCTTACAACAGCAAGTCTACGTTCAAAACGATTTGCTCTACGTACATCTTCTGATATACTCTTCATGTGTTCTATTTAAAATAACTATACGGTTGTTTTCTATAATGAATTCTAAATCATCATTATCATTCCACATCAGTTCTTCATATAATGCGTTTAGACGACGCATATCATCATATAGATCGTTAGGCATTAGCGGTTATTCATTTTGGTTTCTATGTTTTCCTTGATACTACCCATATCAGAATAGGAAGCATTCATACCTGACATATTACCAGTATAACGGTCTGTGTGCATTACCTCATCAAACCCTGACCTTTCTAAGATCTTTCCTTTAATTTCTAATTGTTTCTTTTCTTTCTGTATACGTCTTAGGAAAGCATAGTATATAATCTGTGTAAAATAAGCGAAAGGGTTCTTAGATTTTTCTGGATTAAAATTATCAATGTATTGTAAACAGTTTTCTATACCATCACAAATCATATCCTCTCTAAACATATAGTTTACAAAGTTTGGTTTGTATGACAGGTGTGTTGCTATTTTTAAAAAACAAGATCCAATATAATTATTTACTCTAGGACGTGCTTCGCCCGCTTCTGCTGCAGCATGAACTTTCTCACGATAGTCTGTTATCGCAGCAAGGAACTCTTTGTTATTTACATAATACTCAGTCTTTTTTCTTTTCATTACTGCGTTGTAGGATGTACATAGTATAGCAAGTAAAACTTCTTTTGTAAAGGGCACTTGACAAATAGTTATTTTACCAGTACACTAACCGTGTAGCGGGTTTAAGGATGATCTTAGCTCTTTTTAAATATATCTTCCAAAGACTGTTTCATTTTGGTCACCGACCCGATGTAACCAGACTTCCTAGGTAGTTTGTCTGCAGTGTTCGCTAAGGTCTTACCGTTCTTCATTCTTTCTAGAGTCTTCTCATAGAATTCTTTAATGTGAGGATCTATTTCAGACATTGTTATAATGTGATCTCTTTTCATAACAAAGATATCATCAAACGTGGCACTCAACCATTCTTTAAAAGCGAACCCAGATATCTCAAGAGCACCCTTCCTTGTCCTAGCTACTTCGACAATGAGAGGGTTTTCTAGCATGACTTTATCTTCATCTTCAAGATAGATAACTTTTGCTACTATTTCTTCGCCAGTTATTATCTTTATAGTTGAAAAGAATTCTTCATCTTTCATATTAGTTTGCTCTAAGGTTTACTCTTATAACTTCATACTTAAAGTTTTCAGTATTGTATATGTTTACTCTTTCATTCAAATGTTTCAACGTGTAGTTCTGACCACCAATATCATCTGCAATGTCATACAACGTTGCTATGTCCTTACCTTCTCCTTTCCTAAGGACTCTACCGATTGATTGTAGATTTCTAATTCTGGATTTAGAGGGCGAGGCGAATATGATATTGTGAAGACGTTTAATGTTAATTCCAGTTGAGAAGGTGCCGTAAGAGGCAACGATGATAGCATTAGATTCACTCTCTGTTAGTTTACGTACTTCTTCTCGATCTTCTACGTCAGTTCCTCCATGTACAAAAAATACTTTGCGTGAGGAATCCACATTACTATTTATTAATTCGTATAATGGTGTACCATGTTTCTCTACGTAGTTAAATAGTACTAGGGTGTTACCATCTATATCTTTAACTAGATTTTTGATGAGGTTATTTCTACCTTTATGCTCCACAAGATATTCTATTTCATCTTGATATGTCTCGAAATACTGAGGAGCATGTTTACAAAGTAGGATTTTTATCCTAAACTTAGATAAGTAACCACCCTTTATTAAATCATCTGTTTTAGTTACTTGTTCACACTTGCCAAACAAACCTTCTAGTACCCACTTGTGAGTCTTACTCCCATCTAGAGTACCAGTAAAACCAAACCTATACTTGGCATTGTGTAACTTAGTCATTATACCTGTTAATGACTTTGACTTAAAGAGATGTGCTTCATCACCAATTACGCAATCTATATCATCAAAATATCTTTTAGGAAATTTGTAGATAGATTGCCAAGTTGATATTATAATAGGTTTTTCAGTATTCTTATCTTTACCAGAGTAAATTTTATGTACAAAGTCATCAGCGTTCCACCCGTAAGAAATAAAATCATTGACCATCTGCTCAACGAGGGAAGTAGTTGGGACGATTATAAGTATCTTCTTTGCGGTGGCAGTGTAGTATCTGACTATGGAGTAGATCATGAGGGATTTACCAGATCCCGTAGGAGAAAGAAGTAACTTACGATCATTCTTTATTGCTTCATACACCGCATTGTATTGATAATCTCTAGGTTCTATCTTAGAGATTTTTTTCATGTAATTTTTTACTGCTGGTAATGAGACTAAGTTATTGTCAACACTTATATCTCCATACCAATCATTCTTTTCGTACTCTACAATATATTGTTTCTCTGCTGCCCATACCTGTAGATGATCTAACAACCCATGATACAAGTCTCCTGTAGCAGGAGAGTATAGACGTATAGTTCCATCCCAGTATTTGTATCTGGGATTTCTTTTTAAAAATTTTGCTTCTGGTACTTCAAATGTGAAGTAGTCTGCCAGTTCTCTATGGACGTACTCCTCATTAGAATGAATAGTTATATAAACTTCATTCTTCTTTCTTATTGTAAGATGTGTCATTACTGTCCATTAACAAACTTTTCCCACTCAATGGCACTCTTTACTTGAAAACCTCTATTTGATATTTGCTTCATAACATGATCTATGAAGTACATCATCTGTTCTAGATACTTGATCTTTGCTTCTAGGTTGATGATCTCATCATCAGACTCTATGTAGACCTTCATCTTTTCAGTTGTCTTTATATGAGATCCAAATGGTTTAGCAGCATACGTCTTTGCATCTGCTTCACCAGAATAGTACTCACGTTTTTCCTTTACTAATTTACGAATTTCAAACTCTAGAGAAGTTTTTATTTGAGATATGTCAGTGTAATGGTTTAAGTATTTATTGTGTTGGAAAGGTATGTCTAATGCAAGTTGTCCTAAGTCAGCACTATATTGTTTGTTCTTAAATTGAAAGTCTACATGACTATCTTCTGCCCATTCTTCTCTAAGTTTTTGAAATTTATTATGAAGAGAATCAAAATTCATATTTTCTTAAATGTTTTATCACGTAGGAAGAACTGCTGATGTTTAAATGTAACCTGTGCAGTAATGTACTCTACATCTCCTATTGTAGCATCAAATTGCAAATTTGTCAGTGCTACAGGGAATAAATTTTGATAGTCTACTACAAATGCAGGGTTGTATGCACTGGTAGTAATTAATAATTGTCCGTTAGAGAATACATCTTTCTCTGGAGTTTCAAGTGTCATTTGATCTGCATTGCCATTGTCACGCATCCACTTGTATATGCTATTGTAGTTTTTTAAATCTTCATCTACAATAAAAGTCACTGAAAGATCACCAAACTCTATTCCTCCACCAGGTATGATAGGCAAGTTTCTAAATTGACTTGCTACCTGAGTTGTAGGCATGTTGATATCAGGAAGGTTTGCTGACTGACAAAAGAAATCTACACCCGCAAACTTTTCAAGCTCAAGGATAAAACCAATAGGATTTAAAAAATTCCTATTAGTTGGTTGTTCTTTGTACCAATCTGCTCCGCCTAAAGGCATGTTAATATCTCGACTACTTATTATTTATCGAGTCATGCTTGAGTTACTACTTGATCTTTAATTGCTTCTACTACTTCTTTTACAATGCTTACATCAATACCCATGAAAGGAGGTATCAGTCCTAGAGTTCTAAAGAGACCATCAGCGAACAGTGCCATAAATGCAAATCCAAGCACCATGCTAATTTGTCCAGCGTTTCTATTGTGTTGGTTGATAGCAAAATCTATCATCTCTGTAACTTCTTCTTTACTAACCATAGTTTGTTTCTTGGTTGCAAAAGTTTGAGATTTTTCTTTTGGTTTTTGTTTTGGTTTTTTAGAGATTAAATCTCTACCGTATTGAGATAAGACCATGATTTTTGTATATCTACTATACTATTTAAACATAAAAAAAGGGATCCTGTGGGATCCCTGTATGTATTCCCTCACAATGTGGGGGGTTTTCTCAAAATTTGGTAACACGCATTACCATTTTTTGGAATTAAGTTAAGTTAGCAACTCTAACTCTTCTGTAGTACTGGTTAAGACCATGACCTAATGCTTCAGCATCAGGAGTACCGTTAGCTTTAACAACAAATGGGTTAGCAACCATACCGTATCTAGTCTTGAAACCAATTTTTGGTTGGAAGGTAGATGGGTCGATGCTTCTTAACATCTGTAGGGGCACGTAAGGACAATAGAATAATCCAGAATCGTAAGGTGATGTACCTTTGTATCCTACAACATAGTAGTGAGTGTTAGAAACGTTTGCTGAATAAGGATCAACGAAGACCTTGATTCTACCGTTCATTGTACCCACAAGTAGGTTACCTGTATCATCAACTTCACCGATGGAAGGACCACCAGCTCCAGTTAAACCAGAAGAGTAGTCAAGAGTACCTGACATAGCAAGAGCAGATGCAACATCAGCAGATGTGATGATGAAGTTACCCTTTCCTCTACGAGTTTGCTGTGCGATTGCGTTAGCATCTCTTTCTATTTGGAACATCAGTCCTTTGAATTTCTCAACTGACCATCTTCCATTACTATCTACGTCTAGATCAAATACACCAGCGTTAGCAACGTTGTTTTGTGCACCTGACTTAGCAACTGTATAAACAGTTCTAACAACCTCACGGTTGATTTCAGCAAGGATCTCACTTGATAGTAAGTTAGCAAGTTCCTGCTCTGCATCAAGACCGTGAATTGCTTTCAAGTCTTGTGCTAGTTCTAGAGTGTACTCTGCCTTTAGTGCTCTTGTTTTAGCAGTAACAGAAGTTTTCTCTATACTGAAACTCATCTCGTTAAAGAGAGTAGATCCAGATCCTAGAACTTCAGCATCTTCTCTAGCGATATTACCAGCAGTACGCTCGTAATTACCAGCAGTTGTACCACCACCAGTAGCATCGTTAAGTAAACCTGGGTTAGCATCAGTTGTACCACCGTCTCCAAGAGGAGAAACTGGATCGTTAAATGCTGCAGGTCCTTGTGTGTTACCAGAGAAGTTTGTATCCGCTTCATTGTATAGAGCTTCGTTTCCTGCTCTTAGTGCGGAACCATTTTGCTGATAGTGTGACTTCATCGCAAAGATTAGTCCTGTAGGACCACTCATTGGTTGAACGCCACAGATGTCGTATGCTACTAAGTTAGGCATAGCACGACGGATGAGGCTAATCATCACTGGGTCGAAACCAGCTAGACCACCTGTGTTTGTGGTGAGACCACTTCCAGAAAGACCGCTTCCGCCAATGGCACCAACTGTGTTGGATGCTTCATTGATCATTCCACGTTCTTCTCTTATCTGTGCCTCTGTGTTTTCTAACAGAACAGCGGTTACAGCCTTTCTATAATTGTCTTTGATGGTGCCAGCACCTTCATGACTTAGAACAGGTGACCACTTCTCTGTTAGAGCTTTTGAGTTAAACATTTTGCTCTTTTAAGAAAAATAGATTTATAATTTATTGACCCCAACGATTCATTGCATCAAGGTACTGTGCCATTGCTGGTGTTACCTCTGCAGCATCTTCTACTGGAGTTTCGTCTGCAACGTCACTTTGTGTTACAGTTTTTTCCTTGAAGTAAGACTCTTTGATAGTTTTCACTTTCTTAGAGAATTCCTGCTCGGTTGTAAACTCAACACCCTCGGCGAGTGCAGCGAGTTTGTCCTTCTGAGTATCTGCGAGTCCTTCTGAAACAGTGTTCAGAACATTGAGTTTAGCAGTCTCGTTAAGACGTTTTTGTAATTTCACATTTGCTTTGACCTGTTCGTCAAGGCGGGTTTCCATTTCACGAATTGAGTCAGCCATACCTTCTACCACATTGACTTTATCGTCTGGGATAGAAATGTAGTGCTCCTCAAAGAGACCCTTAAGACCTGCAATGAAGTCTTCGGTTATCTCATTTCTTATACCACGGTCAACAGCAACTTGATTTTGCTCCATCCATTGACCTACGGCGTAGTTAACTGTGCCATTTACTTCCTCGGAAAGATCTGCCTTAGCAGCATTTACCTGCTTTTCGAGTTCTGTAGCAAAGTGTTCTACAAGCTTGTCGTACTCTGAAGAGATTTTTGCTTTGATAGCGGCTTCAAAGATAGTCTTCGCTTTCTCAGCAAACTCTTTTGAGAGTTCTGTTCCCTCTAATAGGGCGTTTACATCATCGGAAACATCAAGGTCCTCATATGATGGTTTGATTGGATAGGTAACTTGTGCACCAGTAGTAGTTGCATATGCTGCATCAGCACCAACTGTAGGTTGTTTACCCATATCTCCAGCATCATTTTTATTTGATGTCTGAGCAGTTCCATCGTTAGAAGCATCTCCAACAGGAGCAGCTGCCTTAGCACCAGGATTATCTGCACCATCTACATCATCTCCATTTGGAGTTGTAGATGTTCCACCTAAATCTGCGGGAGCAGATTGACCATATGATTTACCAGCATCTACTGTAGGCATCGGATCTCCTCCGCTGCTATTAGATGTTTGTGCATCAGAAACCTTTGATGGTTCGCTACCTGTGCCTGGGATGACGTTTGCGGAAACAGTCGGCATAGGGTCGCCTTCCACGATAGTCACTTTCTGCTCGGTAGCAAACTCTTCAAATTTTTCGTTAAGTTTATCTGACATTAGAGTTTACCTTAATAATTTTCCGTATAGTGATATGAATTATTTATAGAATCAAAGATTTGAAAGGAAATGCTCAAAAACTGAGAGTGTTTTTTCTTCCATATCATGACGACTTGCGTCGCTCATAATCCTTTGGTATTTAGCAACTTCCCTCTCCTTTAGAAGTCCGTTGTCCCATATCCACTCCTTTCCTTCCATGATGCCATTCACAAAAGCATCAGGTGCGGAGGGATCTGCTACTATATCAGCAGCAGTTGTTAGCATGAAGTCGTCACGTACTACGTTACAATCTTCTTTCTGGTCGATGCTTCCCATACCACGGGATGAAACACCAAGTTGAACACCTTCACCTAAAAGACTCTTTGCAATGTTACCCATAGGTGTATCAAGTATTTGTGCCTTACCGATAAAGTTATTACCTTCTGCACGAAGACTTGTTATTCTATGAGACACTCTATCAAGATTGATAGTAGGTCCATCAGGATGACCAAGTTCACCAAGAGCACGTTTTGATTTTACATACTCCTCGTTGTATCTTCCAACTTCACGTTCGAGGACACTAAAGGGATACATGCGACCATTACGGTTCTTCAATTCAGACTGAAGAAATACCCCTTCAATATAAAGGAGTTTCTTTCCGTTCTTTTCCTCTGTAAGGATTTTAACGTTTTCAATCTGTTCCGTTATCAGTTTCATTGTTCGGTATCTCTGTATCTGTTGGTTCATCAAAGAATGTATTAGCAACCACCTTCTTGTAATCTGCCATTGCTTGAGAAGCTTTGCCAAATAATAAGTCGTGGATTGCATCTATAGCAGTTGCTCTCTGGTTATCGTCAATCTTGTTAACGATATCTACAGCACCAAGATCTTTATTAGCATCTGTGTTTTCAGACATAATTTATTTGTAGTATATGTTATTTATTATTATTGACAGGTTTAGGTGCGGAACTGGCCGCTTTCTTCATTTTTTCTAACTCTCTTTCCTGTGCATCATCAGCTTGTTGTGCTTGAATCTCAGGTTGGAAAGCAGTATTCTGACGATCCATAGTGTCAAATGAATTGACATCTTGTGGAGACATTACTAAACCAGAATCAATTTCCTTCTGCATTTGCTTGTCTAACTCTCTAAGTTCGTTATTAGTTTGACCAAGGATCTCTTTACGAACATGTTCTATAGAGAAATACTTACCAACAAACGGATCCATTTGAGTTACAGTTGCTATGCGTTGATTCATCATCTCAATGTTTTTTAATTCATTGAAGTGATTATCAAATAGGAAGTCATATTGGATGTGCTCCTTCATATCTTCCCAATCTTCTGGAGCAATCACTCCCTTTAGAATGAGTTGAGTTTTGAGGAAGTCCATGAATATTTCACTAAACCTCTTGCGGAGACGACCAATAAACTTAGTGAACTTAAGTTCGTCACGCAGAACCTCGGTTGTCTTACCAATATTAAATCCTTTGTTATCGTCAGTAAGACGAGAAGGAGGTAGGTTTAAACTGTTAAATAATTTCTTTTTAAAATACTCAACATCCTTGAGTTCACCTAGGTTTTGACCACCTGGCAATGTAGTAATCTCAGTTCCTCTACCACCTTCTCTACGTGGTAACCAGAAATCTTCTAGCATACTCATATGCTTTTTATCGTCACGCATCTCTCCAGTACTGGAATCGTAAACTAACTTGTTACGATAACGTGCCATGACGTCACGGAGATATTGTTCTGCTTTTACCTTTGGTAGATTACCTACATCAATGTAGAATATTCTACGCTCTGGTGCACGAGAAAGTCTGTATATAACTAGAGAGTCTTCAATCATTCTAAGTTGATTGATTGCCTTAATTGCCTTGTGTAGGAAACCAAGAGTCATTCTCTTGTTTAAATCTTGTAGACCAGATGGACAGAATGTAATGGAATCCGTTGCCATCTTTACACCTTGAGACAATGACATGTCTCCAATAGGTCCTAAAACTCCACCTTTATAAAAACCTTTTGGATTATAAAGATAATAGTCTATAAATGTTCCGTATTCATACTCAAGTGCAGTGCCTTTAATTGCTTGCTTTCCTAGAGAATCTTTCGGTTTGTTGTCTAATTTTTGTCTGACCTTCTTGATCTTCATAGGATCAATATAACGAAGTTCAGTAATACCCTTCTTTGGGTTCTCTAAATCTATTACCTTATGATAATATAAACGTCCATCAATGTACCAAGATCTAACAATCTCATGTGCTCGATTGTCAAAGTTTAAAAGTCTTTTAATATATTCAAACTCGTCTCTAATCTTTTTCTTAATACCCATACCAGCATCTAGATTGTCTAGATTTATTTCTACTGGTGTATCGTGAGCATCACTCACGACAAATTCGTTTACAACTTCGTCAACCGCACTGTCCACTTCTGGATGCAATGCCATATCACGATAACGACGGATCATCTCAAATTCATTACGAGCTTGATTATCCGTATCTACATATGTTCCATAATAACCGCCAGCTGCTACCGCAATCGACTCCTCAGCATTAGGAGGGACAGGGGACTGACCCTTCTTTCCCTCCTTACGTTGTATTTGGAAACCAAATAATTGACTCATCTACCTAGTCATAATAGTGCTCTTACTTATATTTAGCAGAGTTAATTATACGACTTTTCCAGTTGCCACTTCTGTTCTAGTTGATGCGGGATTTTGTGATCCACCCTTTGCCTTCTCTGCTGTGAAGTATGCGTACTGCCATTCAACTGAGAATTCTTCAATCTGATCATTGCTATCATATGCAAGATCAATCTGAGAAACGTTAGTTGGGAAGCAATGATGTAACTGATAAGTTCTGATTGCAGAACCACCAGCAGTAGCATCTTTTTCTAGTTGTGTGACAAATAGATTTGCCATGTAACCATCTCCACCAGCATCTGGGAGAAATCTCTCAGCAGTGTTACCAGCGTGAGTATTGATTTCATTTGCCCATGACTCAAATAGAGCACGGATTTTGAAGTTCTTATCGTTAAAGAATGTAGCAGTCCATGTATCGAAGGT